ACTTCAAGAGTTGTCTCATAGTCATCTGCTGTTGCACCTTCAAATGAAATTGAAGAACCAAATACACCAACTGCTGCTGGATCTGACCATTGAACGCCATATGTTGCACCTGACGCTGCAGTGAGGACCTGTCCGTTGCTTCCAACGCCAAGACGTGCTACTGCATCATTTGCACTACCAACAATTAAATCACCTTTAGCATCTACAGTTCCTGCGGTAATAACATTTTTACCATTAACAGTTGCTGTTTCTCCTTGAACAATTAAACCATTTTTTACTTTAAAATCTTTGTCTACTGTTGCCATTTTTTATCTCCTTTTTTTATGCCTTTAATCCCATACGTGAATAACGTACAGTGATTGGGGTTATACCGATTACTGGAGTAACCGTTAAGGATACTGTATTTCCAGCACGGGAGACGCTAATGGTGCCAATATTCCCATCATTGTCAATAAGGCCATACTCAGTGACAGATACATCTGCACTGTCAGCAAGAACAACCAGTTCTGTTGCGTAGTATTTATTTTCGCCACCAGAAGTTTTTTTAATAGAGACCGAATACTTAACAGATCTCCATTCTGTTGCATCAAAATTATCAATTACTGTAGCACTTTCAATGCCGTTAATTGTTGACTCATTGTTTCCTGCACTACCCAAATCTGTTGCTTGAGCGCTTGCTGTGTCAATAAAATCTTCAAAGTCCGTCTGTGAAGGACGATCTCCTGTTTGAAATCTTAACTTTAAGTTTGCTAGTGATAGACGGGCCATGTTTATATTATAACATAATTTTATTACAAGATATAGTTAGAAAAACCAATAATCTGCATACCAATTCCTGGGGGATTTAAAGGATTTACACCTTCAATACCTACATTAGTTATCTTTAATCTAAATGGAAGTATTTCATTTATTGATACCTTTTTAGAATAGTCAACTGTTTTTATACCCGAAGATTTAAAACCTTTTATTGGAGTTATTTTGGTTTTTGTTTTAACATCAGTTAAAGTTGTTTTTGAATAATTAACAGTTTTAATTTTGGAAGACTTAAAATCTTTTACTGAAGTTACTTTTGCTTTTGCCTTAACATCAGTTAATGTTGCTTTAGCCATTTGTTATGACTGATCTGTAACTTCGCCAAGCATGATCATTTCTCCTTGACATACAGTCCAAACCCTTGTAGCATCTGTAAGTTGAACATCAAAAACATCACCAGTTCTTAGTTGTTTAGATTGAGCAGGGGTCAAAGAAACTAAAAACTCTCCATCGCCATCAGTTACTGATTGTACTGGTACTAATTTAAATATTAAGTCATCTCCAACGTTATCAGAGTACCGTCTAAAATCGACCTCAATGTCCCAATCATCGACTACAATTGGATCTCCTGCATCATCTTGTACATATATTCTAAAAGAGGCGCTATCGCCAATTACAACCGTCCAGTTAACCAATGGTGGCTTATTTCCAATATTGTAGGTAGAAGGAGCCTTTACATCCATCTCTGATTCGTCTGGATTGCGGTATTTAGCCATAAAGAAATTATATCACATTAAGTCTTTAAGTTGACTCAATCTCCAAATCCATGATATACTAGTGAGTAACACCATAACTTTATGGTGTTTTTGTTTCTAAGGAGGAACAGTCATGACAACTAATAAGATAGTGATTGGAATACTCGCAGCAGTAACTGGAATTGCTTTGTTCTCTAATTCTAGTGCTAATGCTGAAAATAACTTGAGTAGTACCGTGTCAAAAAGTGAAACCCAAACCGCTGAGGCGGTTTTTTCAGTTTCTAAGGAAGAAAATAATAAAACTAAGAAAAAGTACAAATATGGAACCCCTCTTGAAAAAGATGAACTAATTAAAATATTAAAGTCTGTAGGGTTTGAGGGTTATTCTCTTAAAGTTGCCTGGGCAACAGTAATGAAAGAATCTATGGGTACTCCTAATTCTTGGAATCCTAATGCAAAGACTGGAGACAACTCTTATGGATTATTTCAAATCAATATGTTAGGATCAATGGGTCAAGATCGACGGGATAAGTTTAACCTAAAGTCTAACGAAGACTTATTTGATCCAGTTAGAAATGCAGAGATTGCTTATCATATGAGTGATGGTGGTAAAGACTGGTCTGCCTGGAAGGGCATTACTTGGAAGACTAAAGAGTGGCTCGCAAGGTATCCTGATTAGTAAACAAAACTAACAATTGCATACCTAACACCACCTGTTATTGGCAAAACCTTATGCTGATATACATAACTTGATGGGAAAAGAAATAGTTGATTAGCCTTTGGCCTAATCGTTAAATTAAACTTGGAAAATTCTATTTCTCCTCCTTCGTAATCGTCATTGCAATAATAAATTAAAGACATCCTTCTTGGTGTTTCAATATGATCATCTAAATGATTATTAAAATATTGACCCTTTCTATATTTTAAAACTAAATAGGGTTCGTGAGTTTTTGTTTCTAGATGAAACATTTCCTTGTAGTATTCTTCATATGGCGTAAACAAATTTTTTAACTTATTTGAAGTTTCAAGTAAAAATAAATCATTTTGATCTGATTCAAATGGGATGCTAATAGAAAAAACATTTCTTGTAGACAGGTCAATAACCTTTTCTCCATAAGAGTTGTGGGTTCCACCAAATCCCCAATTAAGATTTCTTTTTTTTGTTTCTAACTCTAACTCTTCTATAAAATTTTTTGAATCTAGGAAAACATCATCATAAATAAAAAATCCTGGAATTGGTTCTGTATAATTAGATAATGTCATTTTTATACGGGATAACTATCGCCAACTGACAACTGACCATCTTCAATAAAAATCATTTGATGTGGTGTTGCAATAACTCTTGCCAATAATTCATTACAGTCCATAATACATTCTACTACCCCATTAACTGCAATTGCTATTTTATAACTATGATCATTAATATCATAGCCTTCTTTTTTAATTATTTCTAAACTTCTTGCCGTAAGCATTTTTCTCCATTAGTCTTGTACAGCAGGCCATTTGTTAATTGGACAAGATGCTGCTTTTAGTTTTGTTTTTTGATTCATAAAACATCCACAGAGTTTGCAAGTCTTGGTTGCTTGAATTAATTCTGGACAAGACAAACAAATATCATATCTTTCTTTTTGTATTTCATCCGTTGTATGATTGTTTGGATTAAGAAGATCCCAAGGTTTTACTTGTGACTGTGCTTCTTTCCAAATTTGCCATTTAGTTTTTTCTGTCATTTAACTACTCTACATTGTTAAATGTTTTAGTTGTTTCATTATATGTTGCACCAACAAAAAGCGTTGGTCTGTTTTCTTCATTATAAAAATTTTCACTAACATCAATAATAATTGGATTACTTAAAAGTATTGCAGACAATCTTTCGTCTGTATGTAAAATATCAACAACCTCATTATCAATAACTAATGCTAGTTTTACTAGTGGTAATGCTGGTTGCTCAGGCGTTGTGGTTTCTGACATGTAAGTCTCCTTTATTATATTTTATCATATTTTAACTAAACTGACTCTGCAGAAAAATTATCTATTAAAGATCCAGCATTTGTACTAGATGGTGTTTTTATAATACCAGCCTTAGTTCCTTTTAATGGACTTGCAGGAGTATTAGTTAGTGTGGTTGCAAAAGCAGAACTTAATCCAGAACTTTGATATGCTGTAATTGTAATGTCATCTCCGGAAGTAGATGCTTTAATAGAGTTTGCCTCTACAAATGCACTACTATTAGAATTAATTTGTGTTGTTTGAACTGTTGATATAGTTCCAGAAACATTTTTATATAATTTTAATTCTGTTAAATATGTTGTACCACCTGCAGCAACATATGTTCCACAATCTCCACCACCACTAGTTGAGTTTCCTCCTGGTCCAGCGCAACCATAGGTTGTAGTAGTTACAACTGACTGACTGCAAGAGTCTCCAGTCGCTGGACTATAACTTGAACCAGTATATATTGTATATGTTGTTGATCCTTGTGATACGGTAGGTGCACCACACCCACTATCGTCAAAACTAGAAAAACATGTATCAAAAAAAGCACTGTAATAGCACCCACCAGGACAAGTATATATATTTGATCCTGGGGTTGATGAAATAACATTTGAAACACTTCCACCTGTGCATTGATTTGTTACAGTGCCAGGACTGCCTGATGCGGATCCAGTTTGACTCCAAGAACATGCTGTTCCAGCAATAGTTGTTCCACAACCACCAGTGCAAGCCCCAGATACTGGTCCGCCAGAACAACTTGATGTACTTCCAGTTGCTACCGTACTGCCTGTGTAGTATGCTTGTGCGGTTGAAGAAGAATAGTTAACAGAACTTGCCCACCAAGAGTTTGCATCTGTTACCCAAAAAGCAACTCCTGGACCACCATCAGTAATATCAGCAGAAACAGTAACATTCTGTGCTCCTGTTTCAACTGCTGCCAATGGGTAGGTACTTCCTGCATCAGAGGATGTTGCTTTGTTTGTAGATATTGTCCATGTTCCTCTTGTTGCAGACCACGCTTGTCCTGTATCTGTTGACCCTAAAGAACCATCTGCTCTATTAAAAGAATCAGTTATTTTACTTAATATTGATGTGATAATTCCAAGTATATTTAGCATGGAATATCCTTAAGCCGTCAGATCGCCTAGAAGAACCCAACTATTTGTACCTGTTTTAATAAGTGTTGCTGCTGAGTATTGGCCAGAAAGTTTTCTATTGTTATTCTTGCTATTTAATGTAACGCTTCCACTTACTGGTGCAACTGATGTTTGAACAGATCCTATTTGTAGAATGTCGACTCTTGCTCCCGCAGGAAATGTGGTTTCTAATGGAATTGTAATAATTGAAGTTGATGAAGAAACGTTCATAATAATAATTTTTCCAGCGTCTGCTGGATCTAATGTATAATTTGCTGTTTTTGTTGATGAATCAACTGTTTGCTTTAATGTTGAGACAGCAGTTGGTGTTGCTGCTTTAACTGATGAAGTTTCTGATGTTGAATCACTTAGTTGAGAAACTCCAGGCTGTGAAGTTGTTGCTGCTTGTGGTGCTGCCCATTTAAGACCAAATGTTCCTTGTGTATCGTCTGCAGTTAAAATATATCCATTGCTGCCAACTGTTAAATTATCAACAGCATTATTTCCGGTTCCAACAAAAAGATCTCCCTTTGCATCCATAACAGACTCTAAAACAACAGCACTAGTCTCTGTAGAAATTGCAGCAATCGATGCTTCAATATCGTATAAATATTTTGCAATACCACCAGTTGGTGCAGCATTGGCAGCAAGTGGA